TCCCGAAAAGACGACCCCTAGCGTGAATCCAACATTCCAGGCAGGCGGCTCTCCCCGGAGGAATACCCTGCAACTGCACTTGGGCGCGGGGAAAGATCGTCAGCTCTCCTGCCATCCTGGCCATAACTCTCCGCTCGTGAGCAAGCAACTCGCTCAGTTTCAGTTGTGCGAGCTGACTGGCTTGGCTATCGGTGAGGTTTGGCTGCACCACCACGTAATTCTGGGCTGTCGTCAACCCGCCCGCCGTGGCGTTGCTGGCGGTACTGGCAACCACCGTCTGCTGCGTAGTGTTCCAACTCTTCACTGAGACTGTGATCGGCCCAGCCAAAGTCTGCTCACGATCCAGACGCAGAGCCTCCAAATCGGCGACATCCAGCACGATCGAAGCCAGACCGTTAGAGGCGGGAGGCTGAAAATACAGACTGTCAGCCTGGACAAAGACGTCGAACGCCTCCTGCTTCGCGAGCAGCACGAGCAGGTCCCAATCGGTCGTCGTCCGGCTGAACTGATCGAGCGTGATCCGCTCGTGCTGATCCTGGTAGTAGCGGCCAACCAACGTGGTGGTGTCAGTCACCACCGGCGTCAGCCCCGCCCGTTGCGCCAGGATGGTGGCGATCTCGCTCGACGTTCGGTTGGCAAAAGTCTCCTGCGTTCGGGCCTGGATGAGTCGGGCGGTCAAGTCACGTCCCTCGATGACCACCAACCCGCGCAGCGGCTCGATCGTGACCAGGTCCACGGTGCCCTGCAGCAAGCTCTGTGGCGCCGAGACGCCGTCGGAACTCACACGTATGTCAACAGAGATGTCGGCCTCATTCGCCCAGAACGCGGCGTCGAAGACAGGATCCGCTCCCAGCGCGACCTCGGCCGTGAAACGGTCGGCGCTCAGGTAGTTGGTCGAAATAACCTGGGCGCTGCTGCTCCCATTAAGTGGCATTCCATTGGCAACGATCAGCAGGCTCGGCTGGCGCGCCGGCGCCGATACGTCACTGACTAACAATCCCACCCCCAACCTGCGGGTTGACCATTGGGATCATCAGCGTGGTGACGCCAAGCAGCACAGGATCGCTGATCTTGTTCAACTGTGCTATCCGTATCCATTGCGTCGCATCACCCAGCTGCTGAGCAGCAAGCTGAAACAGATTGCCGCCGGCCACCGTCACGGTCTGCATCCCTGCGCCTATGTGCTTGCGTTTGTTAGATTCAGCAACGCGCGCCCGGTATACCCGGAAGCCGCGGTCAAGGCCGAAAGGATACCAGTCTTATTAGCCATCGCATTCAGCGAATTGATCCCGGTGGTCGCGGTGGCCGGGCCGAACAGCGTGCCGGCAACAATCTGATTGCCCGTCGTCGTGATGGCCCCGGAAATACTCAGGTTCGCCTGGGTCAGGCTGCCCAGCGCGGTGTTGTAGGAGGTCGTACCCGCAACGGCGGCGCCGGGCACCGCGGCATATGTCTGCGCCGCTGTCAGGCTAACCGATGGCGGCAAATCAAACCCAGCCGCCAAACCCAGATCGTCCAGGACACTCGTCCCCAGATCGATCGCGGCCTCGACAAGCGCCGCCGCGTCATCTCGCAATACCAAGCATTCAATCCGGTAAGGTATCCACCAACTGCATCGGAAGTCAGCAGCGAAGCTTCGAATAATGACCGAATAGATGAACACGTCCCAAGAGAGCGATAACACCCCGCCGGCCGCTCTTAGCTCGTCTACCAACCGAGCTCGTTCGGTCGCGTCCGCCCCCGAGAAGAAACCCTGAAAAGCGATGGCTGCATCCTGGCGTCCCAGCGCGTCCACGACGCGCCGGCCACCCGGCAGGTCATGAACGATCAGCCGCTGGCCCCCCCCAAAGGTGATCCCGGACACCACCTCGAAATCGTCCAGGACTACCGGGCCGAGAACAACGGCTGACTCAGACATGGCCCGTCCTCCTGCAGATGCAGCAACCCTTGGTCACGTCGATCATGTGCACCGCTGTCATGCCCCGATCGGCGCCCCCGCCCAGACCGGCGTCATGCGCGGGTCAAATCCGACCCCGCCACTCGGCGGCCGGCTAGCGGCATGGGCAAGATAGTCGGCCATCCAACGGCCCAACTCCGTGCCGTCGATCATGATCGTCCCCGACATCGCCTGGTCTCGGTAGCGGTCCGTCGCCTGTCGGGGCGCCAGTGATGCAACCTGCTCTCGATGAGGTGGCCGACGCGGCGGCTCGGTGGTTGGCAGCATTGGCGAGCCGCGCGGCGGCGGCGCCATGCTCGGCGCCGGTCGCATCTCGGGGGGTCGAGGTGCTTCAAAGGATGCCGCCGGAGCCGCGGTTTCAATCCGCGTCACGGGCGCCGCAGCTTGATCAGGCTGCCTTTTTTCAGGTACGACCAGCGACGCCATCGGCATTGCCGGGGTCCCGATCGATGGTGATGGCGCAGGCAGTGGCGCCGGCGGTTCGGTCCTTATCAGCGACGCCGGCGTGGGCGTCGGTGGCGCGGATGGCTCACGAACCGCTCGCCAAGGCGCCATTGAAACCGGTGCCTCGGCCACAATCGGCCGCGGCTGCGTCGGGTGCTCGAAAGCGGCGACCGGTTTAACCGTTACCGGTGCAGTCGCCTGGGCGATCTCAGCGGCCATGGCTTGGGCTGGCGACCCTGTAACGGCGGCGCTCGAAGTTTTCGGCGTCTGCGGGGAAGGCTCGGCACGATCCCTCACGACAGGTGCGGCAGGGGCCGCCGCGCCATCGTCTTGTTTGGTCGCTGCCATTGAGGCCGGCGGCGGAGCCGCGATCGGTGCGTCCTGCGTCCCGGATTGCGCCGCCGGACCTGCGGACGCTGCCTCCGGCATGGTCACAACCGGCGTCCGCGGCGGCACTGCCGCTTGCCGCGCTGCCGCTGCGGCCGAGTCACGCGTCAACGCCGCCATGGCGCCAGCCTGCGCCACTCCTGCGTTCACCGCCCCACGAGCCACCTCTTGCAGGCGAACCAAGTTGGCGGTCGACACAACAATCGCTCGATCCAGCGCGCCCAACTCGCGGCGGATGGTCTCAATACCTGCCGATACGCCATCCTCCAGCGCCAGCGTCAGCCCGACGGTATATGCGTCGTTCATCGCATGGCCTCCCGCAACGCCTCAGCCGTCGCGGTGCTGAGAGCCTGGATCGCCTCCGTGGCGGCCGCACTGCCGGCCGGTGCCAGGAACGGTCGTGGCGGCACCGTCCGGGTTCCCTCCTCCTGACAGACCGCTACAGGGTCGGTGGAACCTACAACGATGGCATTCGCCGTAACCTCACTTGCGATGCTGGCGCGCAACGTTCCGGTGCGTTCCCATGGGTTGCCATGCTCATCGCCTGGCTGATGGGACAAGCTGTCCGCCACGGCCGCCTCGATGTGCTGGGCAATCGCCTGGCCAGCCGATCGACGTACGGCTCCAAGATCAAGGGCCTGCAACGAACGCTCCAGCCCTCGGAGCCGTTCCAGCAACTGCCTCAACGTTCCTCCTCCCAACGCATATGCAGCCAATCGAAGCTGCTGCCCTGCAAAGTCCCCAGGACTACGACGTACGCAAGCCGCTCATCCGGCGGCAGCGAGAAAGCTACATCGAACGGCACCTTGTTCTTCACCAAGTAAAGGCAGTCGATCAGATCAGGGTGCCGACTCAGTTTCCCGCGGATGCCACCATCGCCTGCGGGTCAGCCGTCTCATGTCCCGTCAATGCAGAGGCAGCGGCCGCGATACCGGTGTCGCCCAACCGTGCGACCAATGCCTCGATCTGCTGTTCATTGGAGGGCACAGGCACAGGCACGTCGTCGATCGCAAGGACCGAACATGCCAGCAGCGCCATGCCCAACCATGGCTCATTCTGAGACAGCATCGGCCCAGCAGCCTTGAAAAGTCGCAGTTTGTCGAGCGCATTCATCCGCCGCAGCGTCAGACGTCGTCCGTCGGCAGCGGTCACAACGTTCGGCTGACCTGTGCTCGCCATGATCTGAGCGGATGGTCCGCCGATCATACGCGCTGCCTCTGCGATGCGAAGAACTCAAGCTTCTGCTTCACGCTGGCATCGCCTTTCCAATTGCCCGCGTTGGCAAGCTTGAAAACAACGGTGTTATATTGATACGTGGAGATCGATCCATCGGTCTCGGTTACATACTGATAGACTGTCCCGAACGGCACGCCATCCCCGTTGAAGTAGGACTGCTCAGCCGCGGCGATGAAGTCGTCGGCGGCCGAGGTACCACGTTCGAGTTCAAACGTTCCTTCCCATCCGCGCGGCAGTTCGGCGGAAATCTGTGTGGCGTCCAGCTTGTCCACCCGGATCGAATGGGTGATCTGCCGGCTTTCGAACCCTGTCACATAAGACAGATCGACCCGTCCGGCCGGTCCGATCAGCACAAGCTGACAGTCGCGACCGATATTGAAGTTATTGATGGGCATGTGTTACGTCCCTTCAGCTCGACTGTCCGCTCGGCAACGTCTGGCGACTTACCTCCACAGTTTGGCCGCCTTCAATGTTGACGATAAACTTCTCGTTGATCGCCTGGTAATTCACCTGCGCATCGGACTGCACATAGCCAAGCTGTGTCCGGCTTGTCGGGTTGTTGGACGTGTCGCACACCACGCTGAACGGCAGGGAGCCGTCTGTACTGCCTAGCATCCCCTGCGACAGCATGTTCTGGAAGAAGCTCAGCTGCGTCGATCGGATGTTCTGGAACAGCTGCGTATTGATCACTTGGCCGACATACTGGCCCATGCCGGCGGCCAGGGTCGCGGCGATGTAGTTCGTCAGGCGTGTGTAGTTGTCCCCGTTGATAGCAGTATTGGTGCTGGAATTATGGCCACCGCGTACGCCCCAATAAGCGCCACCGGGCTGTGGGTTCGTGATCACGTCGATCCCCGAGCTCAACAGGGCCGCCAGATCGGCCGAGGCATAAGTCGTCGCCTGACCGGAACCAGGCGTGCCGGATTTCTGGCTGCCGACGATAGCGTAAAGCTGCTTGTTCAAGCTAGACTGCTCGGGCGACAAGTTCGCTAGCCGGCCCGCAACGAAGCCTTGCGGCGAGACCAGGCGCACCGTGTTATTCACCTGGTCGGACCAATACAGCCAGTCACCGAACATCAGCTTAGCTGCATAGCTATCCAGCCCGGCAGATCCCGCAACACTGACGGCATTCTGAATGTTGTCACCGAGGGGACCAGTCAGGATCATGTACACACCCTCGGAAAGGCCGAGGGCAGCCTGCACGCTCCACTGTGTCGAATCGGTTGCATCCGCAAGGAGCCCAAGGCTGCAGCCCTGTCCGCGCAGGGCATACATTCCTGTCCGAGGCAGGGTATCAGAACCGACCAAGCTCGCCGCGCCAAGACTGGCCGCACCGTCCGTGCCGTTCGCAAATGTGTAACTGTGAACCACAGGCGAACCGCTAACGGAGTTGCCGGACCCGACCTGCGCGGTTACCAGCTGCGACGGACCACGCTGCAGGCTCAGTCCGTTGTTCACCGCGTTGGCCACGTTCTGCCAAAGCTGCAGACCTGTGCCGGGAATGTTGTCGAACAGCTCAGGCTGCAATCCTGGCAGTGTTATCGTCAGCCGCCAGGTGTTTACCGCCGATCCGTTACTTACATTGGCCACCAGCGAATTGCCCAGCGTCCCAGTATACGCAGCTGTCAGCAGTAAGGCGTAGTCGGTATTGGACGCGCTTTGCAACAGACTCTGCGCCGCCGTGTCGGTGCCATCGGTCACCCGCACGCAGCGGAAATTCTGCGCACCTTGCTGGACGGCGGTCGCCACCTGCGTGCCCATGTCGTAAGTACGAGCAACAACTGGGCCGAACTGGCTGGCGTAATCAGCCATCGTTGCCACGATCACCGGCTGGCCGATCGGCCCCCAGGAAGCGCTGCCAACGATCCCGACAATGTCGGTCGGCACGCCATTCAGCACCAGGTTTTGCGGCGGCACGATCTGCACATACAGATCGGGTACCACCAACGCAGTGGTATTTATGTTGCCTTGCTGGACAATAGGCATCAATGGCCTCCCTGCTTGCCGGGTACGGGCGCCGGCGACTGCGGCTTAGCAGCGCCCGCACCCAGGACGCGCACCACATTCAGCGCATGCTCGCCGGCCAGAATGGCCTTTACCTGCGCCGGGTCCGTCACCACGGCGCCGCGGGCAAAGCCGGCGAACGGCCTCACCACAACCAGTTGCGTATCCATCGTTACTCCCGTGTCCGCCGAGGTAGGGGGTGACCGCGTCCACAGTCCCGCCACCAAACAACATCGCGGGCTGGTTCTCGGTCGTGATCGTTGCGTACTCAATCGAATAGATCAGGTCACGGCGATATAGTCCGGCATCTTCCGCTCGGTCTGTGGTGGCGCCGTTTCGGAAAATCAGCCGGGCGGAAGTGCCGTCCGGCAGGTCGATGAAAGCCATCTGTGACAACGCCACGTCGATCGCGACGGCAATACTGTCGCGCGTGGCATAATCCGGGCACCAGCAGGTTATTCGAAAGTCCTGCCGCTGCCGGCGGACCTCCCGGGTCGCCTCACTGCCGGCGACCACCCGCCCGATCAGTCGCTTGGCCGTCGGAACCGTCACGGTCGCGCCACTATAGTTGGCAACGAAACTCGCCCGGATCAGTACCGCCATGTTCGCCGCAACCAGATCAGCATCGTCGCCCGTCCGGACGGTATAGACGTAGCTGTTGCCGTTGACGATCACACCTGCCAGCTGCCCTAGCCCGCATTTCTCACCGCGCCGGCGGTTGGCCAGCGGAGCGGTGTCTCGGAGCGAGGCCTTTGCAGAGGGCGGCTCCGCTGCGGCGTGATTGGCATAGTTTGGACGCACTGCGTCATCGCC